AAATAACCTATCTGATCTGGTGGTGTTGATTCTAAAAAATTTTCTATGTGTCCAAGTAATGTATGTGTTTTACCTGTGCCTGGAGGACCATAAATTATATATCGCATTAATAGTTCTCCTGCTTAAATGTTTTTGGTTTGTATGTTTCAGTCTTCTTATCAAATCTAGTCACAACAAATACAGATAGTTTGTGTCTACCTACACGTTTAGTTGTGCAGTTTAGATTGTCTTTTAACATTTGTGATGTTCTTTGGTATGGCACCTTCCAATGTTTTCTTGACAGATAGTTGTTGAAGAAGTTGTCAAATACAAAGTGATGATAGCCATCTTTAGTATACGTACCACCATTTCGTAAATCATCGTAATCATCTTTTTGTATTCTGTTTACACAATAATCTTCTAGATAATTTCTTAATATATCTTTTGTGCTTGTGCCTTCTGCAGG